CGGCACGCGCGAGCATGCCGGTGAGCTGAGCCTCGGACCGTCGGAACGACCCGGCGTCCGGAGTGGAAACATTGAAGACCACGGTTACCGGCGTCCCGCCCTCGCCCGCCGCCACGCCGAGCCGCCCGTCGCTGCCGCGCCGGAGCGGTAGGATCGCCTCGGCGCCGGCCTCGCCCATCATCCCGGTGCCGCCGGCCATCGGGAAATAGGTCGGGGCCGCGACGACGCCGCCGCGGGCAAAGGGGGTGACGGTGCCGCCGGCGCCGGTCAGCGTCGAAGCGAAGCTGGAAACGAAGTCGCCAGCGAGCGACTGCAGGGGCCGGAGCCCCTGCGAGAGCGCCAGTCCGGCAAGGTTGGTGGCCAGCCGGCGCAGCACCGTTTCGAGATTCTGGCCATCCACGACCGCGCTTCTGAACGCCCCGGTGAGCTGCGTGCCGAAGCGGGCCGAAAGCTGCTGGAGGTTCTTCAGCGAATCCTCGAAGGCCGTCGCATCGACGACGATCTCCACCGGCACCTGCTCAGCCATGCCTCGTGCTCCGCTTGTCCGGATATGCCTGCATCAGGGTCTCGAAGTCGGATCGCGCCAGCGCATCCGCCGCCCCCAAGGCGCGCAGTGCCGCGGCGAGCTCGCGGGGCGTCATCGACCAGAAATCCGACGGCGACAGCCGCAGCAGGCCGAATCCGACCGTGAGGGCGAGGTCCCACGGGAATTCGCCGTTCTCGCCTGCTACGGCTCGCGAGGGTCCTGCGCGCGGCCGCCGAAAGTGGCTTCCAGCAGCGCAGCCGCGATCGCGGCAAACCCCGCCGCGCCGCCAGGCGTCTGCATCGCCATCACCTCGTCGTCGGAGATCGCGGTGCCTCCGCCGCGCAGTCCCGCCCCGATGATGCGCGCCAGGTCGCGTGCCGACAGCCGCCCGCTGGCGAAGCGCTGGACGAGGACGTTGAGATCCTCCGCCGCATAGGCCGCCTCGAGTTCCGCCAGAGCGCCGAGGGTGAGGCACAGCCTGCGGGTCACCCCGTCGAGCTCGGTTTCGACTTCTCCGCGCCTGCGATTGACGGCCATCACGCGACCTCGAAGTTGATCGCGCCGGCCGATTCCAGGGCGATCTCGAAGGTCACCTCGCCGTCATGCGTGCCGGCATATTCCAGCGCGGTGATCTGGAACGGACCTTCGACGATGCCGAAATCCGGGATCACGATCTGCCAGTCGACGATCGCGGCTGAGAAGAACCGCGTTCGGATCGAGGCATCGCTCGCCGCGTCCTTGAACAGGCCGGAGCCGCTCAGCGCCGCGCGCTGCACCCCAGCGCCGGCCAGAAGTTCGCGCCACCGGCCGGTTGAATCCGCGTCGGTGACATCGACCGGCTGGCTGTTGAAGGAAAGGCGCTTGGTGCGCACGCCGGCCACCGTCGTGAAGTTGCCGAGCCCATCCGTGTCGATCTTTAGCAGCAGGTCCTTGCCCTTCTGCGCAGCCATCCCGTTCTCCTCAGATTGTTTGCCGGAGATTGTTCGCCTGCGGACCCGTTGGCGGGTCCTTGTTCAGCCTGCGGGCTCCAGAAGAGCCCGGAAGCGCATCAAGCCATGATGGACGAGCTGGTCGGGGTCGAACCGCGCCTCGGCGAACTCCTGCCTGAGCAGCACCAGCCGATGGCCGTCGACAGGCAGCGCCGCGTCGTGCAGCAGCCCGCGCACCCCCTCCATGATCGCCAGCACCTCGCGCTTGCCGGGGTGAAGCGACCAGGCGTGAATCGTGAACAGCTGCTCGCTTCCGGTCTCGGTATCCGTGCTCCAGTCGTAGACGCTCGTGCGGCCGAAGCTCACATAGGGAAACGCAACGTCTGCCGGCGTATGGTCGAAGACCTTCTGGCCACCGAGCAGGCCCGCAAGCCCGGCGTCGTCCTCTAGGGCCGTCACGATCGCCCGCTAAAGTTCAGTCGCGGCCGCTGTCATCGTCCCTCCTCCGTGCGCGCTGCGTCCGTGTGCGGGCGCTTCGGTCGTCGCCGCGATCCGGACGGGCCTCCATCAGGCCGCGCGACAGGTCGAGATCGACGGTGATCGCGTGAGCCTCGCGCCGCAGGGCCCGCACCAGCCCGTCGAGCGTCAGGCGAAGCGTCGGCTTCATGCGCCTTTCTCCCGTGTCCTGCAGACGAGATAGCGTCCGCTCTCGTCGGGATCGTGGACCGTCACGATCTCCAGGATCCGCGCGCCAAAGCGGAACCTCGATCCGCTCGCCACATCCGGCCGATGCCGGAGTGTGACGCGGTGTGTGGTCTCCTCGCGCGTCTGGTCCGCGCCAAAGCGGCTCGACTCGGAGCGGGGTTCGACCAGCGCATCCACCGTCGCGATCTCCACCCATGTCACCAGGTGACCGCCGAGCCCGTCGGCGGCAGCCACCGGCGCCTCCAGCATCAGGCGGTGCCGCAGCCGCCCCGGATCGAGGAAGACCTCAACCATCACAGCCGTCCCAGTCGATGGCCGGAAAGCATCCGCTCATAACCGGGCGGATACGAGACGGGCTGCTCGTCGGGACGGTAGCCGGCCCGAAACTCGTACCAGTGCGCGACCAGGAGAAGGATCGCACGGCGCAGGAGGTCCGGAACGTCGGTCCCGGCTTCCCCGAAGCCAGCGCGAAAGTCGATCTCCAGCCCGTTCAGAGCGCGCCCGTATGAGGGCCGGCGCAGGAAATGCAGCCTGGCGGGGCGCGAATCCAGATCCACGAAATAGTCGTCCGGGCTGACCAGCGTGGCCTCTCCCTCGCTTCCGAAGGCGGTGACGCCGGTGATCTCGCGCACCGGGTGGCGTAGCAGGGAGATCGTGTCGTTGCGCGGCAGGCAGTCCAGCGAGAGCCGCCAGTGCTGGTCGATGAGCGCGACCCCGGTGCTCCGCTCGACATCCTCGCGCGCCGCGCGGATCAGGCCTGCCAGCAGGTCGTCCTCGCCGCTGCCGGCAAGCCGGAGGTGGGCCTTCGCCTCGGCGAGCGTCACCGGCTCGGCCGTGGGCTCGACGGTTCGGAACAGGGTCATGTGCGGTATCCGTGGGAAAATAATGACGGCCCCGGCGGGAGGGACCGGGGCCGTCGGGCATGCCTGCGGGAACTGCGGCCGCGTCAGGACACGCCGTACTTGAGCAGCTTGATCGCGTCGAAGTCCTGCACTCCGCCGCCGACCCGCTTGGTCGTGTAGAACAGCACGTAGGGCTTGGCCGAATAGGGATCGCGCAGCACCTTCACGCCGGTGCGGTCCACCACGAGGTAGCCGCGGGCAAAGTCGCCGAAGGCAATGGGCGTGGCGTTCGTCGCCGCGTTCGGCATGTCCTCGGATTCCACCAGCGGGAAGCCGAGCAGCATGGCCCGCTGACCCGGTCCCGCGGGCGGCTGCCACAGATAGTTGCCGTCCGCGTCCTTGAGCTTGCGGATCGCCGCCTGGGTCTTGCGGTTCATTACCCAGGTCGCGTTCTGGCGGTAGCCCGCCTTCAGCGTATAGACGAGGCCGATGAGGATGTCCGAGGGGCTGGAAGACGGCAGCGCACCGGCTACGCCCGTCGCGACATAGCCGATATCGCCCCAGGTCCAGCTGCCCTCGGCTACCTGGTCGTAGTCCAGGAAGCCCTTCGGCTTGTTGGTGCCGTTGCCGGAGACGAAGGCGGCGCCCTCCTGCTCCGCGAACGCCGTCTCGATCTCGGCGGCGATCCACTGGTCGAGATCGACGACTGCGTCCTCCAGCAGCGCCGGCGTCGCCGCCGGCATCGCGTAGAGTTCGGCAGTCGGGAAGGACAGTTCGTCCAGCGTCGGCGAGGTCGTCTGCGGCCGCGACGCCGTCTCGGCCACCCAGCCCACCGCCGGGCCGGACACAGCGAAGGGCTTCTTCAGCACGGCGGACGACACCTGCCGCACCGAGGCGATGGAGCGGATCGGCGAGATCTGGGCGAGGCGACGGCCGATTTCCCGCTCGATCTCGTCGGGCACGAGATAACCGCCGTCGGGTGCCGACCCGTAGCTCATCGCCTTCAGGTCCAGGGCGCGCAGGCTGCGCTCCTCGCCCCGACGCAGATAGGCGTCGAACGCCGCCTTGTGTTCGGACGCACCGATTCGGCCAGCCGGATCGCCAAGTGCGGGCCGCACGCGCTTCAGCGCGAGCTCGTCCAATATCCGCTTCTGCTCGTCGACGGCGCGCGAGATGCGCTCCACCTTTTCCGAGGTCACGACGTCCGCCCCGAGCTGCTTCTCGATCTGGGCGAGCTTCTCGTCATTGGCGTCCCTGAACGCCGCGAACGTGGTCATGAACGCGTCGAAGGCGTCGGCGACCTCCGCGGACTTCGTTTCCAGGCCCCGCGGGGCGGCATGCAGTGTCATGGATCCATCCTCTGCTGGTTCATCATTCGGGTCGCGGCGCGTATCCGCCGCAGCAGTCGCTCCTGGGCGGGGTCTCCCCGCAGTCCCGACGGGTCGCGAAGCCGATTGCCCTTGACCTGCTCGACACGGGCGCCCGGCAGCATCGGGAAGGTCACGACGGAAATTTCCCAAAGGTCCGCCTCGACGATATGGCGGGTGCCACGCGCCGGGTCGGTGCGCGCCCTGACGGTGCGGAATCCGATTGACAGGCCGTCGAGTGCCCCGGCACGCATCAGGGCATGCACCTCGCGCCCCTTGGCGGTGCCGCCGGCCAGGCGTCCGCGCACGAACAGGCCGCGATAGTCCTCGCGGATCTCCGTCCAAGTGCCGATAGGCGTCGCCGGATCGTGCTGGTAGAGCATGCGGATGCCGGCCGCGCCGCGCTTGCGTAGCGATGCGGCGAAGGCGCCTCGCTCCACCACGTCGCGGCCCAGATCGGCCACGCCGAACAGGCTGGCATAGCCGGAGAAGATGCCGTCGGCCGAAACGTCGGCAAGCGGCGCCTCGGCGAATTTGCGTTCATCGATCGGCATCGTCCGTCCCTTTGTGCTCGCCGAGCCCCCAGATGAGGCGCAGCCAGCCCCTGTCCGCGAGCGTCCGTATTGCGATGCCGAGCGCCCACCAGGCGAACAGGCTGGCCGCGGCCGCACCCACCAGCGCCGTCTCGGCCGGCCCGAT